GTACCCTTTCTGGAGACCCAGGAGTCTCATGTAATTTTGAATTTGAATTCGAAATTGCTCAGTAAGGCGTGAGACAGACTTGAGTTCTATGACGGTGTCGCCCACTATGAGGTCCGCCCTGACGTGACCCACGTTTTGACCCTCATAAGATACGGGAATTATCCTTTCCGTCTCGTATGAAATGCCGTGCTTTCTCAGCGCCACCTCAAAGGCTGAGTGGTAAACGGACTCGCTGTACCCTGGACCGAGTGAAGACCATATGTCCTGGGCTACAGATTCCATGAATTTTAAACTAAAATTAGTTTTAAGCAAGTCTCCGTGCTACACTTCGAAGAAAATACCCACCGGGCATTCCTTGTGTTCCATATCTTAACCCCGCTTCATAGAGTGCATTTCCATGTCTGTTTGAGTATATTTTGGCGAGGTTCTGGAGTTTTCTTGCGACTTGGAGTTTAGTGCGAGAACCGAGTGCAGCTGCTCCTCCAGGTAAAGCACCGTAAGCTCTAAAAATCGCATTTGCCTTTGCATTCATGTTTGCGGAATTTCCGCGCAACTCACTATAATTTCTTATAGCGTTGGCTAATACTAAATATTCCTGTGACTGCCCGGTGAGTCTTATAATATTTTTAACCTTGTTTATAGCTTCAAGAAGTTTACGTTTAGAGTTTGCAGCAGCTGCTCTCCGCACAGGCGCGCGTCGCGCGGGCGTGGCTTGTCTACGATGAGCCGCATTTAAAGATGCTGCAAGAACTGCCATACGCTGAGCAGGTGCGCGTCTTCCCGGACTTCCAGCAATCGACACTGATCGAGTTCGACGTGGAGACGGCATCTTGTTATTATAAAATATTTAAAGTCAGTGCGCGACTGGTTTTTAAAGTGTCAGTCTCAGAGTTGCCGCGCCGTAATTGAGTAAACGAGCCGGAGTCGTACGTTCGAGACCGCGAACACGGAGTTCCTCTCGAACAATTCCAGCAACATTTTCAGTTGCAAAATATTTCAGGCTCGAAACGAGCCATGCAATCATAGTGATGATACCAGTCCTGACCATTTCTGCATTGGCAGCAGTTCGCCCGGTGAGACGCGCAAAACTTGAGTTATTGTACTTGTGAATTTTGTTTATAAAATTTGATGTACGTGCACCGCCGTTTCGATAACTCATGGTAAATGCCATAGTTCCAACTGCCATATTAGCGACATTTGGACGCAGCGTGCCTGTCTGAAACTTGCGGTAAAGAACTGCCGCTATAGATGACGCACCCGCCTCAATGACATTTTCGTGTCCTGCAAAGCAGGTCTGGACTATATTTTTGAATTTTAAAAAGGAATTGAGAATAGAGCGACGCACCTTGAGTGCATCCGCAGCAGACATTTCCATGGCGTAGTTATTAAGATACAACAGAACCACGAGCGTGATAATCAGAGCAACAATACGACGGACCTGTCCCTGACGGAGACGTGGGCGCCCATTGTTGTTCCGGTTAGGAGACCTGTACCGAACGAGACTTGCGCTTGGCATATATTATCTCACAACACTTTTATATAGAATTTTTGGAGCCTTTCGAACGACCGACCATTTCAGGGCATTATAGTGGCTGGGCGCATATGCACGCATTTTGTTGAGCGCGCCAAGAGCAATCTGTTTCGTATGAGGTGAGAAATTACCCGGTGAAAAGTAATAGTTCACCATTGCATTGACCAGGTTATTTGCGTGTCTGTTTCTGGTGGCGTTTGTCGCGAGGCTGAAATTTATCGCGGTTCTTCCAAGCGCCTGTGCGTGGCGATTATTTGCGAGACCGCTGATTCTGATGGCTGCAGGTAAGAGAGTTTTAGCCATCTGAACCGTCGCTTTTCCTGCAACCGCCCGAGCTGTACGGGAATTTGCGGCAAGTGAAAACGGACCTCCGACCAGACGAGACGGTGGACGACTTGCCATTTCTATTTACGACCAAAATTCTTGGAGTACTTGGCATGGATCCACTTGGCATCAGCCTTGTAGATGCGCGATGCGCGGGGGGCGGTGCGTTTGGTCAGTGTGCTGACGGCAACAAGACGCTTGATAACTGCGTGGGGATCCTCCTTACCTTTGGTCACGGCACGTACCAGCGATTTGTGGCGATTGGTCATTGCCTCAACTGGGTGGTACCCGTACCGGGTAAGCATACCCTTCTTGAGCTTGCCGATAACCTTGGGACCCTTTCCAGCAGCACCCACATCTGGTATGGGAACTGGACGCACACGGGTCACGCCTGCGCTGCGCACATAGGAAAAGGTTTTGCCCTTCCTATGGACTGTGATTCGTTTGGCACTACGACGCATCATGTACCCTGCCCGAAGAATAGAACTCATTTATATTTACTTGGAAAAATTTTGAGATAACCCAAACATAAACATTTTGAGCTTATTCTCATTTGACGCATTAAAATCATATATGTCATCATCTGGAATATCTATGTCATGGGTCGGGATTGAGTATACGTGCCGCATTTTCATATTAGAAAACAAAATACTGAGTGCGTAACTCTTGAGATCCTTGATCTCTGAGAGCCGTCCCCACGCTATCCTAAGAGCTAATGTGTCTCCCCGCCCTACGAATGGTCCGGCGGGGATAGCCTCGGCTGTCGCGCCATCCACATAATTATAACCGTCCGCGAGTTTTACGGGGGCGAATAGGAATGGAACCGCGACAGTGGCTGAAATAGCGTCTAGTACACTCATATTAGGTGAAGAATCTATATTAAAGTAAATGGTCTTCATGAAATCCACGCAATATGCCGAGATGTGAAGTTTTATAGGATTCAACTCGTAAAGTTCCTTGAATGTGATGTCATCCTTTCCTATAAATTTTTTACACATTTCTGCAATAATTTTTCTAACTTTTTTAGATGAAACAAGACCATAGTTGTTCAATAGACTTTTAATATTTGGTTTCATTATGTCTCCGACTGGAACCGTCAGAGAATAGTCAAGAATACCTGGAATATTTCCTTGCGAGAGTACGTAAGTAAAGGCTACCATACCCCCTGCACTTGATCCTGAAATTTCCTCGAGATCCGCAAGTTGACCCTCTTGTTTTAATTTCGTTAAAACACCGAGGTACATAAAGTAGCCCATGGCTCCGGGTCCTACCACAAGGTGTTTGACCATCTTCTATTTTAATACAAAATTAGTTTCTTAATAATACTCGGGGAACTGTCCGCGCAGGAATGCATAAAACAGGGAAAAAATGAGGGTGTGAACGCCGACCGCGGCAGGTCCTGATGAGGGGAGACTGAAAATAACACCTGGAGTCAATGCCACAAACAGCACGCCGGGGACGATGATATCAGCGGTGGTCACGTTAAATTTAAACACAAACTTGACAATAAGATATGTAAAGATACAGACTAAAAGGGCGTGCATGCACACCTGAACCAAAAGACCTGAACCGGGTGGGAATCCCAACAAGAGTCCAGGGCTTAAGATTGCAAACAAAAGTGCTGGTGTCAGCACCTTTGGAGATGTAATATCAATCATTTATTATACATTCACATTAATATCGAACCACTTGTAGAAATTTTCAGGATCGACTCGTTCTTTTACAATCAGGATCCGCTTGATTGCTGTCCACGCCCGAATTGCGTGATCAGATGGGTCGGTCGAATAGTGCAGTTCAGGACGAAGTAAAAGTTCAACAAACTTTGTATAGTTGCAACTATTTTTCATCATCAAATAGTTGTCATTGAGGTATTCGTTGAATATGGTCCAACCGTCGTGAATCTCTTCAGAATACAGAGCTTCCCAATCTTCGGGATCGAGGTCGTTGGCAAACTCGTCTGAATCATCCGAGTCTTCCCATGCATGTTCGAAAGTGTAAGCGTCACGCGAGTACTCGTCGTTGACACCCATTTCGTCTTATTGTAGTTACGTCCCGTCTCTCTAAGACAGGAGTTTATTGATGCCAGATACGTTTACACCTGCAACCTCCTTGACGTCAACTGCGTCCTGGATGGCGTTGAAAGCTCCCTCGACCTGAGCCTCGTTCCCGCCAAAAAAGGTGGTGAGACCCTTCTTGATAACGTCTTTTGTGATACTACCCTTGACCGTTTTAAGCTTGAAATTAACCTTAACCTTGTCCTGGACATTCACGGTGTCAATTTTGTTCTCCCCCATGTGTTTAGTCACAAACTTGCGAAGCTCCTTTTCACGCTGATTCAGCGTCGAGAGATCTTTGCGAGCTGCGGCGAGCTGGGTCTTTATAGCGATCCACTCATTCGTAGCATTTTTGAAGTCCATTACTAAAAGAAATGGTCATTTTTTTAAGCCTCGTAAATTTCGTCGAAATTTACTGATACTCGCGCTCAATCTCAAACTTGGGGCGCATCACATCTGGGGGAATGGTGCTGAGGTTGAAGATGGACACTGGGGTGCGGGGGTTCAGTGGCTCGCTGCGGAAGTCGCGGTTGGCGTTGCGCAGGACGCCGCCGATGGTCTCTGGGTAGCCGATCTGGCTGCGTGGGTCCAGGTAGTTCTGGTTACCCAGGATCTTGTCTGGGCTGAACTGACCAAAGTCCTCGGTAGCCACCACGTCGCGGGGGATCAGGCTGGCGGATGACACCGAGCTGCCCCCCTGTGTTGCGCCGGAATAGCTGGCACCCATGGTCTTAGCGTCGGTGATGGCACCTGCACCAATTGGCTGGGCTCCTGAGGCGACACCGTACGAGCTGCGGCAAGTGGGGGCGAAAAGCATCAGGAGGATGACTGCCGCCAGAACCAAAATTACCAGTCCCTTGCGATTCATTTATTATAAGTTGGTGATATTTTTTTGGGAGGTCCTGGGGAAGCTTCGCGAGACAGACCCTACGGGTCTGGACTCAGTCCAGATAATCTGCTGGGTCATCCTCCTCCTCGGGGTCGTCCGTGAACAGGTACTCCTTGGGGAAGGATGCCTTCTGCGAGCCGCCCCGGACGCGCACCTGGACGACGCGCCAGATGGGACCGAACGACTTTTTCAGGAACCACAGACCTGACAGCTCGAAAAGCACGTCACACTTCGAGCCTGGTGCCACCTCCTGGAGCTCGACTGAATTCTTCTGAATGTCGAATGCTGTAGTGACCACCTCACCCTTGACCGTTGCCAGTGCCGCGCTGATGACATCGTCAGTCACGCTCTCCTGGAAGGCGTTTGCAATCGTCTCGTCGCTGAGCTCCTTGCCAAACCACTCGACACGGGACTCCTTGGCCTGTGTAAGCAGATCGTTATCAATAGTAGTAAACAAATTAGAATTTTCAACCTTGAAATTGACAGACTTGGCGGTCATTGAATCCTGGAGCGTCACACCATTCACCTGGTGACGAGATCCGTTAATCTTCAGAAAGTATCGACCATCTGGTAGTTTCTGGGGCTTTCCGTACTCCATTGTACTATAAACAAAAATATTCTTTAATGTTAGATGAGCGCATGCAGTGCTGAATTTATAAATTCAGGGTGCCAGTGTTTGACCGATCCCCTGGATGTAACAACATCCATCTGCGGGTACATAAATAAACAGAACGGGCTGGTATATCCATGCGATCTCGGGTGCTGTGTACCCACCTGTCAAAACGTCGGACCCTATCCAATTTTTAATGAAGATTTCAGACCGGCTGGTGGAGGTGCTTTGCCCCCAGGCTTTAACGTCAATTTACCACAGAGTGGAGAATCTTCGCAGACGGAAGGGGCTGCATCATTTTCGAACCCACAGACCCCAGATGACAAGGTTTGGCAAATTGTTTTGAAAGGTTTCGTGTTTTTGGTCATCATTCTACTCGCCATGTTGGCACTTAAAGCCCTGTCGCGTAGGTAGATCATAAGATGGCTACCACCACCGATGTTCCCGTTACTCTAGACACCCTGATGAAGGAGCTCAAGGCTGTGCGCAAGGAGATTCGCAAGATTCGCCAGCACATTGAGGACCCCACCGGTGAGAAGCAGGAGGCTCGTACCAAGAATAACGGATTCAATAAGCCACAGAAGGTGACTGACGCCCTGAAGACTTTTCTGAGTCTGGCGGATGGCGAGATGATTTCTCGTTCCCAGGTTTCTAACCATATGAACAAGTATTTCGAGGCGAACAATCTGAAGGCGGGTCAGAAGATTAGTCTGGATGACAAGTTGAAGGCTCTGCTGGAGGTACCAGAGGGTACTCAGCTGACGTTCCTGAACCTGCAGCACTACCTGAGCAAGCACTACATCAAGGACGAGACAGTGGAGAAGAAGCCCCGCGCCAAGAAGGTGCCCGCCACCCCAGTAGGAGACGCCGAGGCAGCTGCTGCCCCAAAGGAGAAGAAGGTTCGCCCAAAGGTGGCGAAGCCGGCGGCGACTGCGTGAGTCGGAATGACTTAAAACTAAACCTCGTGTGTAATATAACATAACCAATGGAGTCTCCTCCAATTTTGTCGCGTGATGAACTAAATTCCCTTGCCGGGACAAAAATCAAAAATATCGAACTGTATCAACGGGCTTTCACTCACAAAAGCGCGTTGAAGCGGTACTCTGGTCTTACAGGCTCTTATGAAACTCTTGAATTTATGGGCGACTCGGTCCTTGGATTTATAATCACAAAACACCTTTTTGATCTCCACGAAAAGGAACAAGAGGGGTTTCTCACCAAAGCCCGGACAAAAATGGTCCGAGGTAAAACCCTTTGTGAAATTTCCAAGGTGCTTGGTCTCGATAAACTCATCTTGATGGATGAAAAGGGTGAGCGCAACGGGTGGAACACAAATGAGCACATCATGGAGGATGCATTTGAGGCGCTCGTAGGCGCCATTTATCTTGATCTCGGGATGATTCACGCCAAAAATTTCGTCCTCAATTCATTCACAAAGGTTCAGACGTCACTGGTTGACGACAACTGGAAGGATCAGCTCATGCGTTGGTGTCAGGCGCTCAAGTATGCCCTTCCTGATTATCGCATGTCAGGACAATTTAACGGACAGTTTTTCATAACCGTCGTAGTTGATGGAATGGATTGTGGGTCTGGATTTGCGTCGACTAAAAAACAAGCTGAACAAAATGCTGCTGAGATTGTACTTAAAACCGACCCACGTTTTAAGAATAAGAAGATCCCCGTCAATGGACCAAGACAGGGAGATTCAGGTACTGATTCGCGCGAAGGAGCTTCTCGCGGCTGAATACGCGGAACAAAGATCACAGGAATGGTTAGACTTGCGTGATAATATGATTACAGCGAGCGACATAGCAAGCGCAATTGGCGAAAATCACTACGAAAGTGTTGACGCCTTTATTAAGAAAAAGGTTCTCAAGACGAAATGGGGTGGAAATGCCGCCACACAACATGGGACGCTCCTCGAGCCTTTTGTACGGGATTTATATGACCAGACAACCGGACGCAAGTCTCATGAGATTGGGCTCGTTCGGCATAGGACGTACGCTTGGCTCGGCGCATCACCTGACGGGGTCACTGAGGATGGGCTACTCATAGAAATCAAGTGTCCTTTGACCCGTAAAATTGAGGCTAAAGTTCCTAAACATTACTTGCCCCAAGTTCAACTCCAGTTGGAGATTACGGATCTGGAGGAGTGTGATTTTATTCAATTCAAGCCTCAAACGGGTGAAAAACCACAGGAGTTTGTCATCGTACGAGTCAAGCGGGACCGCGAGTGGTTTACGACGAATTTCCCAGCTATGCAAAAAGCGTGGGACCGTATAGTTGCTGGTCGGACCCACGGTCTGTGCGAGATTGCTGAGGATGTCGAGTCTCCCCCCTGGGTTAGAGAAGAAATCTCTTGTGAGCTTAGGGAAGATGACTTGCAAACACAAGAACAAGTTTCTGACGTGCAAGGATTGTAAGATGCAGTGCTGTGCTAGATGCATTCAATCCGAGACTCACTCGTGTCCGATGTTGGCGCAGCGCGTGCTGTCAGCTCGTGAGGAACTTGCTAAGAAATTACCAAAAGTGGAAGCTCCGAAGGTTATTAAAATCATTTGAGTTTCATACGCCCGAAAAAATAAATCACAAAGACGGCAATCAAAAGAATCAAAAGAAGCTTGATATCCTTTGAGGTGCCTGATTCTGCCCCACCGACTGAGCACCCAGTTTCCCAGCTCCATGGGAGCTGGGGGCGGCGCCACGTGATGCGTCCGTTCGAGTACTCGAACTTGCGTGCTGGAAAGGTATGATACGGCGCGACGCTTGGCGCTGCGGTCTTTAAGTTCATGTTTCCAGCATTATCGGTACTATTCATGATTGGGATGACGTCATTCATCCGCATAGGGGTTTCGTCGATGCCCGTGGTGTACGAGCCGTCCATAAAAAGGTCCTTTCGGAAACCATCTGAGTTGATTCCGAAATCACCGGTCCAGGTTGTAGGGTTGAATTTATCAATCTGGAGACGGTCATCAATCATAAGTGTCGATGCCATATATTATTAAGTAGCTACATTTTCTTTGTAAACTTTTGTTTTGATTTTCTGCCTGTGGAGTTCCCACATTTGGTCAAGGTCCACGTTGAGCATATGAGCCAGCTGGAAGAGATAGCTGAAGACATCCCCCATTTCCATAGCAACGTCTGTTCCCCTGTCCTTTTTGAGTCCGGTCTTTTTGTAGATCCGTTGACTTTGTCGAATTGAAGATGCCAATTCTCCCATTTCTTCGTTAAGCAACATCCAGACGACACTGACGTGCGCCTTGTCCCACCCCTTCTGACGGCACATCGTAGCAGTTTCATCGCGAAACCTATTCATTGAGTATTTAACGCGTCGCCTCTCTATCTACTGTTGAGTTTCTGAAGCACCCCGCGAAACCTGAATATAATCAATGTAGCGACCGTCAAAAAGACAAGCTCCGCCCCTATTTTCCAGTTTTCCACCACATTAGGGTTTTCAGTGCGAGACTCTGCCCAGGGTTCTATGACTGCATTGCTGAACAGCCTGATGGCGCGTTCAATGACGAAAAATATGAGGAAACCTATGATGATGTCATCAAGTGCGCGCATCTCTACTAAGTTTAAACATTATTCTTCATCGCCTGCATCATACGATACACTGCATACACGCAAATTATGCAGTTAATGCACCCAAAAATTGCCTTGAACATATAGGTACATTTTGCCATCTCAGTACCTACTGGCTTATTTGCACAGGCTCCCATCTGTGAAACCCAAGATATGCACTGTACGAACATCTGTGCCACACACGAGGCGATGCAAATCATAAGAACATCAGAGAACGCCATTTAAAATATACCAAACTTATAATTTGTGGGAAGTTTGTTGCCGTATGTGCTCGTGCTGGTAGGTGCCGCCATGGGCACTGGGTTCGAGCTAATGTCCCGCAGGTAAACCGCCTGCTGGAGAACACCGGTTGAAATGGTCCGGATTGCACGCTTAACCACCTCGACATTCATGGCAGAGACTTGCTGACGCACGTTTGTGTTTGGGTCCCGAACGAGATCCGTATAGACCACGCGCATCAGGGCTTGGAGATCGGGGTCACTTTGTCTGGCAATTTCCACGCCAGTTTTCGCCTTGACACTCGAAATGATGTTCGAGTGGATTCCTGCCCTGTTAAAATCAGAAAAGTACGCATCGCCCAGGGGTGTAGGGTTCGAAAGACGAATTGGCTTACGTTCATAAGTCTCCATTGTCATAGGCACATAAAAAAAACAAACGTGAAAATTACAATGAAGGTCGTCAAGCGTTCTGGCGACAGTGTCGAGATGCTGTTTGACAAGGTGACTCAACGAATTTCAAAACTAAATAAGGCGCCAGAATTTGAACCTTTGAATGTCCAACCGGACAAGGTGGCTCAGAAGGTTTTCACGAGCATGTATGATGGCATCTCAACAAGTGAGATTGATAACTTGACAGCAGAGGTGGCGATCGGTATGATTACTGAAAACCCTGATTACGAGACACTTGCGTCGCGTATCGTAGTTTCTAACCTTCAAAAGACGTGTCCGAAAACATTTAGCGATGCGATGGTCGGGCTGCATGTCAAGGGAATCGTGTCCGATGGATTCATGAAATATATCAAACTTGAGATGGACACGTGGATTCAGCCGAAGCGTGATTACGATTTCGGATATTTTGGGGTCAAGACTCTCCAGCGGGGTTACCTGAACACGGGTGAGACCCCGCAGTATCTATTGATGCGAGTAGCTGTAGGAATTCACGGAGACGACTATCGACGTGTAAGGGAGACATATGACCTCATGTCCCAAAAGTATTTTACACATGCGACACCGACTCTGTTCAACGCGGGGACCCCCCGCCCCCAAATGTCCAGTTGTTTTCTGGTTGCTATGAAGGATGATTCTATCGACGGTATCTATGAGACGCTCAAGGAGTGTGCGCACATTTCCAAGTGGTCTGGTGGTATCGGAATCCACTGTTCTAACATCCGATCAAACGGTACTCCGATCAAGGGGACCAACGGTGTAGCCGACGGGATCGTGCCTATGCTTCGCGTGTTTAACAATACGGCTCGGTACGTGAATCAGGGTGGTGGTAAACGCAAGGGATCTTTTGCCATTTACCTCGAGCCGTGGCACGCTGACATCATGGAGTTTCTCGAGCTACGTCTGAACCAGGGTGATGAGGAGATGCGTTGCCGCGACCTTTTCACAGCGATGTGGATCCCAGATCTTTTCATGGAAAAGGTTCAAAAGGATGAGGATTGGCACCTCATGTGTCCCCATGAGTGTCCAGGACTTCCCGATGTGTACGGTGAAGAGTTTAACGAGCTCTATAGAATGTACGTGGCGCAGGGTCGTTTCAAGCGCAAGGTTAAGGCGCGCGAGGTGTGGGACGCAATCCTGAAGAGCCAGGTGGAGACCGGAACGCCGTACATGGGCTACAAGGACTCTGTGAACTCCAAGTCGAACCAGAAGAATATCGGTGTCATCAAGTCCAGCAATTTGTGCCACGAAATCATGGAGGTTTCCACGCCAGATGAGACGGCGGTGTGCAACTTGGCAAGCATCTGTTTGCCTTCATTTGTGAGGGAGTCTGCTTGGGGAAACAGTGAAGGTGAGAGCGGTGTTAGTGTCGACTTGGACTGTGTGAAACTCGCTGAAGTGACTCGGGTCGTGACGCGCAACCTGAACCGGGTCATCGACAAGAATTATTACCCGACAGAAGCGGCGCGCAAATCAAACTTGCGTCACCGCCCCATAGGTATCGGGGTCCAAGGTCTGGCGGATATCTATATGATGCTCGGCATTCCATTCGACTCTCCACAGGCTCGTGAGATTAACAAGGATATCTTCTCCACTATCTATTTTGCGGCGCTCGAGGAGTCGTGCCTACTCGCCAAGGAGGAGGGACCGTACGAGACGTTCCGCGACTCACCAGCCGACCAGGGAAAGCTGCAGTTTGACCTATGGGGTAAGACGGATCGAGGCTTTGACGAGTTGAAGCAGAAGATTCACACATTTGGACTTCGCAACTCCCTGCTCGTGGCGCCCATGCCCACTGCCTCGACGGCGCAGATCATGGGGAACAACGAGGCGTTCGAGCCGTACACCACCAACATCTACCTGCGTCGGACCCTAGCCGGTGAGTTTGTGATGGTGAATAAGCATCTCGTCAAAGATCTGCAGAAGATTAACAAGTGGAGTCCGGATATCAAGACAGAGATTGTGCGTCAAGGTGGCTCGGTCCAGACCCTGGACATCCCACAGAATCTGAAGGATATTTACCGTACTGTCTGGGAGATTCCACAGAAGAGTCTGATTGACATGTCGGCGGATCGTGGTGCGTACATCGATCAGTCGCAGTCACTAAACATCTTCATGGAGAATCCAACACTGGCGAAGCTTTCGAGCATGCACATGTACGGATGGAACAAGGGGCTCAAGACGGGTATGTACTACCTGCGGACTCGCTCCAAGGCAAAGGCACAACAGGTAACTGTCCCCGTCGCGCTTACGAAGGAGGCGTGTTCCCTCGCAAACCCAGAGAGTTGTGAGATGTGCTCGGGGTAGTTAAAAATTAAAAATTTGATTTTAATATGTTAGACTCGAAAATTTGGCGCAATTTGCCAACAGAAATAATTCGAAAAATAATTGAATGGTCCGAACCTTCGATCGATGTTCAATTATGTTTCAAAATTCCTCCAACAAAAATAAATGAGGCAAAGGCGTGGCGTCTTTGGTGGATGCTCAAGTCCCATGATGGTATAATTTATAATATAGAAACAAAAACCCTTCACAACTTTTGCGTCGCTGGGTTTCACCTTATTAGAAGACCGATAGAACTCAATTATCACACGGCAGGTCTATGGATTTTTAACGATAAAGAAGAGGAACACACGCTCGAGATGATATCTCCTTGTGGAACTTTTCAGTCATTCATAACAAGTGACCATTGGGCGACCGAAAAGCGTGTCCTTTTGAAAGGGTCGGGATTAGTTTCACTTGCGTCCAGTCATGTGCCATAATTTATTCGTCCAATTTTGCCAGTTGTTTTGGGAGGTGCCATGGCGTCCGCGCTCCATGCCCTGGGCGAACAGATTCCGGCGTATTTGGGAACTCGTCGAGTTGCGTACAAGTTCATTCACCACCTTATTTCTCGCACCATGGAGTTTTGCAAGATGTTTCTTGTGGACATTAATTGCAAATCTTCTAGCATTCACATAATTAGGATCGCGTTCAGCATTGAGAGCCCTGGCTTGTTTCTGTAACCGATTCATTTGAGAGTCGTGAACCTGTCGAGCCTTAGTTGTAGCCTTGTTAAGGTCTTGGACAAATTTGAGTAATTGAAGATTTTGATTGCGAGCATTACGGAGGCGCTGGGAGTTTGCTCTGACAGACTGGCGCAATTTGTTCCAGCGCTTCACGGCGGTGTTTGATCTCTCGTTGATTGGCGTCAGACCTGAGGGGCGGCGCGTCGCACTGGGGCGGTATTGTCTCGGTGACTGACCTTTTAATGTATGACCCATGAGTACTTAAAAATATCAGACATTTTATTTATAATGGTATTCTGGAACGAAATTGATCGCACGACTATCGACTGGACGCAGTTTGGAAAGGAGGAGGGGCGCTGGAAGTACAAGCTCGGCGATGGACCTATGCGTTTTCAGATACCACGCGGCAAGTGTACATGGGGCGTCTCTGCTTACAAGTCTTTTCAGATTGATATTTCTGATCCAAAATTCATAGAGTGGTGGAAGGAGCTCGAGTCACAGCTGTGTCCCCAAGAGCCTTTCAATTCTAATCTAAAATTAACAGATACTGGGGCGTCCCTACGCATCAAGGTGGATGATGCGACATATATTTTTGATGAAAATTCAAAGCAGGTCACGCCCGTAGTTGAAGAGGGGCTCTTCAAGGGGCGTGATCTGTCCTGTTTGATTGATATCGAGTCAAATTATTTTTTCAGAGGATCTTGGGGACTTACCGTACGCGCTTACCAGGTGAAATATTATGGGGGACCTGAGGAGCCAAAGAG